CTCTCCACTTAGGAACTCTCTGTTCTTTTAGTGATGGTGATATAGGTTCTAAATCTCTACCATCAAAGTTAGTCCACAATATTCTATGAGCTACAGTATCTGTTGGAGGAACTAATGTATAATCTGAAACATCTTTAAATGCATCTATAGTTTGTTCGTGTTGGTATATGTTAGTTCTCTGACAAAAATCTATAACTGTTTCTTTGACGTGCTTTATTATAAGCATATCAGGAGCTTCAGGAGCCATAGGTATTATATCTGGTAACAAATCTGAATAATTAGTAGTAGACATTATACGCTCCCGGTTGCACCAGCTATGCTACCGCGTGTAACTGCTGATACAGTATTTGGTGAAGTAGAAAAGTCACTAGTAGATTGAGTTCCTAGAGCCTGAATAAATTGTTGATAGTGAGCTTGAGAACGTTGCTCATTAGCCGCATAATCAGCTTCTTTACTAAGAGCTCTATAGCAAACATAATCTGTTATAGCGTTTGCATAAATATCTGGTATATCAATAACATCACTAGTAGAACCAACATCAGCTGGAACTTTAGCATAGACTATTTCTATATAAACATTTTGACCGCTGGCAACCCCTGGAAATACATAGAAAGTTTCTGGATCAATTTCATCAAATATATAATTTTTAATATTACCGCCAGTGCTAATAAAAGCTGCTTCTCCTGTGGCTGCACTTGGATCATGCCAATCAGGAAACTGACTATCTAAAATTCTACGATTTACTAATCTAATAGATCTACCAGCGCCGTTACCACTAACATCATTAAAATCAGTAGCGTGTATATTTCTAACAACTCGTAATAGCCTATTACCTCCTAAGGCAGTACCAGAGCCATCCTTTTGTATACCAGACAGAGTTTGTTTTGTGGTATTAGCACGAAGTTTTACTATATCATTAATAGCACCTGCATCTGGTTTAAGCAAACAGATTTCACGCTGTGCATCAGAGATCCAAAGTAACAACTCACTTGATGGCCACCTAACACCAGTGTCATCTTGTAAGAGTGCTTGTACTCTGGTAATTATATTAGCTGCTGTAATAACAGACACTAATTACCTCCTGTGATACTTCTTGCCCTATCTGCAAGTGATTGAGACTCACCTAAATTCATACTATCTTCTGCTGCTTTAGATAAGTTTTGATTTATTGGTGTTTCTGATGAAGTCCCAGTCATACCTACGTTAGCAGAACCAGTTAAATTTTGTCTGTTGTTATAGTTACCAGACATTGTATTAATTGGACTTTCTGATGAAGTCCCAGTCATACCGATTGATGAAATACCTGCAGCTGACATATTTGCAGATCTAGGTGATCCAGAATCTAATCTTTGTGCATCATCTAAATTTATAGCTGGTCCTTGACGTTCAAAATCATACCCATATGTTCTACCAACTTGCACTTTCCTATCTGGGTTTCGTACTTTTTTACCTCTCCACTTTTTCTTTTTACCACCACTAACAGTTTCATATATTGGTGTTTCAGTGAAGTTTACATTTATTCCTTTTTCGCCCGTTCTTTCAGCAATATCACCAAACTCACGGTCAATTTCAGCCATTTGTCTGACACGTTCTTTACCTCTTTTAATGGCTTCTGCACCTGAACCAACATCAGCTTGGAAAGCCTCTTTTTGCCTAGTTAAATCAAAAAGAGTTTGTTTATTCAAACCAGTTTTTTTATTTTCGCGCTTTCTTCTTTCATTAGCTAACAGTGCAGCCCTTCCAGTACTTAAACCAAATATCATAATAAGTTACCTTTTATTTTTTCTTCTTCTATTTCGTTCCATCCTAAGTCTTCGATTACGTTGAGTTACGGTTTCTGTTTTCTTTTTAGGGGCTTTCTTTTTATCTTCTAATTTTAATTTAGGACCAGCAGCTATGTTTAAAAATGTTTTATCCTTAACTTTTTTCTTATCCTTTGCACTCATTTCTTTTTTTACTACCACACCAGTAGTAGGTTTTTTATCTGCACCTTTAGACTTATATTTTCTACCTTCAAAAGTAAATGTTTTAGTGCCTTCTGAAGCAGCATATGCAGCGCGGAAAGATTTAGCCTTCTTCGAATCTTTTCCATAAACTGGAAAATCACCACCTTTTGTTTTAACTTTTGTACGAGCAATACCAAGTTTATCTTTAGCTTTACCTACGACTTTTTTCTTTAAGGATTTAAGTTTTTTGGTATTCTCTATACCTTGTTTTTTCATGCGTTCTTTTCTTTTTTTAAACGCTTGAATACTTTCAGTTTTACGTCTTATAGCCATGATTAATACCTATTTATTTAGGGCAATCTGCCATGCAGATTCGCGTTCCTCGGTTGTAACTGCTCTGCCAGCCAGTTTGTTAACAACAGCAGCCTTGGGCGTACCATCTTTTTTAAAGTTTTCTGGATTGCCTTCCTCGATTAAACCTTCGAGGGCTACAACCAACGGGTCTTCTTCCACGACTTCCGGTTCAGGTTCTGGTTCCGGAGGAGGTGGTGGTGCTTCGTTAGTTCTAACAACTAACTTTTTTTCTAATAATAAATCTAAAAAATCACCCTCAGATAATTTTCTAGTAGAATCCTTTGGCATTGATACAAAATAATTATCTTTGACAAAAGTAAAATCTTTTAATGCAATTATTTCTGTTCCATGATTATCTAACTCTTTCATTTTTACTCCTTAAAAAGACCCCCTCCGAAGAGGGGGCTTCGACCTGGGTTATACTTGAGCAAAGAAAGCTCTTACTGTGATAGTACCGCCATTGATAGCACCAGCTTTTACGGATACTGCAAGAGTTCCAACACGGAAATTTTTAGTGTTTTCATCTGCATTTTCTGTAAAAGTTTTATTAATGTCATCTATTGCAGCACCAGTGATACCACTTCCCATACGGGCTACGGCACCTGCTTGAACACAAGTGTCGCCATCAATGTAAGCATCATCATTAGAAGTCAAATATCCAGAAGTTCCAGATTGACCGCCGATGAAACCAACATCAATAGTACCATCAGTATTGTCGTCAACATCGTTTGCAAAAACAATAACGTCAACAATTTTTTCATTTTGGAAAATAGGCAACATGTGAATAACATCATCCGCTGCAGCAGAAGTGATTGTAGCTCCTGCTTCTCGCATGAAAATAGATCCACTAGCCACAGCACCTGTAGAAGCTCTAGTAGAGTCAACTGCAGAGTGTGTACCTACGTTGCTTGTGATTGTTACGGCTTCAGTAGTCATTATTTAATACCTCCGATTAAATAGCTGTGTCACAACGAATAACACCAAAGTCTTGGTCACTTTCGTTATGATCACTATTATATTTAGGCTTAAGTAAGCCGAAAATCTTACCGATGGAGATACCATGTTGGTTACCGTAGTCGAAAGTTTCTTCAACAACTTCAGGTAAACCGATGTCAGCCATAGCAAGGGCCTGTGCGCCGCAGAATAATGCTGCAGCAGCGTCTGTAGCTGTGCCGTGAACAGTTAAGTCAGATGCGAAACCTAACGTGCTTGGTACGTGACGGAACTCATGGATCATAACGCCATCTACCATCAAGCCATTATGACCAGTGAAGAATGGGTTAGAAGGTCCTCGAGTACCAGCGTTACGTACTGCAGTTAAGAAATCTGAATCTAATTTAAGGTCAGCCATTTGACGTGGGTGAACGAACATATGGAAAATCTCTTCGTTACCTGCGCCACGAATACCACGGATGTAGTTTTCTTTAGCAAAACGCTTAAGTTCTACAATTGTTTTGTAGCTTAAGATATCAGGATCTGCTGAACTAGCTGCAACTAAAGCTGAACCACTGTTAGCTTCTTCGAAACCACTAGTTAAACCAGTAGCAGTTACTTCATGAATACCAGTAGCATTATCAGCACGAACATAACGTTTGTTAGTAGGTGCAGTTACATCACTAGCAAACTCAAGATCGCCTAAGTTTTGACCAGAACTTAAAACAGGTCTTAAACCACCGCCGTTTTTCTGAGTATAAGGAATACCGGCAAGAGTTAAGAATGCAAGTTGGTCAATACGATCAGCCATTGCATAAGCAAGTGCATCACGAGATTGTTCACGGAAATTAACAACTGATTTTTGGTCTGCAAGTCTACCAGCAAGACGGTTTGCGAATCTTAATTGATCCATGTTGATGCTAGTTTCGAAAGAACGAAGTGCTTCTTCGTTACCTTCCAAAGTGTTATCACCTACAGTACCATCGTCTGTCATATCTGCTAATAGCGTCAATGTAGCCTTAGTACCTTTTTCAGTTGCAGTTAATTCAGTAATACGCTGAACCATAGCATTACTGCCAGTGCCAGCGAACTGATTGATGAAAGACATGTTACGCGCGACTCTCCAAAAGTCACGTGACCACATCTGTAGCTGGTTGGATGTCAACGCAGCAAAGTTAGTATTAGCCATGATGGGCCTCCAAATAAAAATTAATAAAAAGTACGACCGACTATTTTCGGTCGGATCCATACCTACTATCGTGGAGGCAAACGGTTTGCGCTTATTTACGAGGTGCGACCTCGGCACATTTAACGTCGTGAGCAGACGGAGTGCGTTTTTTACGTGTACGACACGAACCATATATCGTTATGGTAAACGAAGTATTATATAATAGACCTTATAGCAGGGTTTGTAAAACCCTGCAAGGCTTTTTTACATTATTTTCTGTGATTAGCTCCTCTGTAAACTAATTGATCAGTTTTCACTTTGATTTTTTGTTTAGTGGGAGTTTTTTGTGGGCGAACGCCTCTGTAGCATACGTACATAACACACCTCAAATAGTTAAAGTTAAAGTGCGTTCCTTCGGCAACATGCCTACTTCCGCCTAGAAAGGTGAACGTATAAATAGTATAGACTACTTATGAATCATTTGTACATCAAAAGATGCTTTTTTACTAGCACCTTTGTGTGGTTTATATCCACCAGGGGGGTTCTTCATAAGTTTGAACCCCTTTCCTGATTTCATCCAATGATAGCCTTTTGGAGCTTCAACGGCTTTTTTCATTAGTACCCATATCCTTTTCTAGGTTTCTTTACTGGTTTCTTTACCTTTTTCTTTTTAGGTTTCATGTTATAACCTGGCATTATAGTAAGTCTCCTCTGAGTCTAGCTAAGGTTGATTCAGGTAATGCAGCAAACTCATCATCAGTTAATGTTGCTGGATTAATTGTTTTTTCACCGCGTGATGCAGAACTTTCTCCTGCCATCTCTGGTGGTTGTGCTTCAGCAGCTTCTAACTTCTTCTGTACTTCTGCACGTTTTTTAGACACTTCATCTACTTGTTTGTTATGAGCCTTTTGTATCTCATCAACTCCAGGTTTGATGTTGTGTGTTTTTACTACATAGTTAACTGCTTTATTTAGAGAAACAACAGCATCATATCCTTTTTCTATGAAAGCATCTCTTAATTCAATAACTTCTTCTGTAGCCTCTTGATTAAAAACTTCAGAGTTTTGATCTAAAGCTGGATATTGTTCAGCAATCCTAACAGCTTCATTAGCTAAGTTTTGCTGTTCTTGTGTTACATGAACTTGGTTATCAACTTTTGAATCTATGTTTTGTTGGATTTCAAATACAAGATTACTATATTCTGCGGCACGTATCTCTTGACGAAGTGCTGCAGCTTTTTCTGCTTCACCATCTAATAATAACTCTTGATATTCCAACTCTTTTTTAGCAAAGTCATATTCAACAGGTTTATCTATAGTAACTTCTTGTTGTGATCTTTTTAAATCATCCAGTTGTTTTTGCAAAGCTCTTTGTTTTTGTAAAGCCTCATCTAATCTAGACTTAGGTATCATTGGAGCTTTCTTTTCTGGCGTAGAATCAAGTTGTGCCATTTCTTGTGGTTCAGGCTCAGGCTCAGGTTCTGCCTTTGCTTCTACTTCTTCTGTAGCTTCAGCTTCAACTGGCTCAGGTGTTGGCTCTGGTTCAGGTTCGGCTTTAGCTTCAGGCTCAAGAGCTTCAGAAAAATCTAAGCTCATAGAAGGTTCATCTACACCCTCTGGTGTATCAGCTCCTGGCATTTTATCTAAAACAACATCTTCCATTTTTTCTTCAGACATACTTACTCTCCTGTTCGGGTTCTAGGGTTTCCATTACTAGTTTTCATAACCGTATTGGCTATGCTGGTAGCCGCTTGAGTTTCTGACTGTACAGCTCTTAATTCATTAGTAGCTGTAGAAAGATCTCTTCGCAACTGTAACTCTTCCATCTTCATTTGTATTTTAGCTTGTAATTCAGCCATCTTAAGTTGTGGATCAATATTTGTCATTTCTTCTGCCTTCGCCATATTAAGTTGAGCTTCGCCTTGTTTCGCTTGTACCTCAGCTTGTAGTTTAGCTAATTCAAGCTGGAACTGTTGCATTTGAAGTTGTTGCTGTTGGGCCATAGCTTGTGCCTGTTCTGGTGATGGTGGTTCTTGACCGGTAAGTTTTCTTATACGTTTAGCTAGTTCTGCTTTACGTTCTAAGTGGCTATATTCTACAATTGCATCGTCTGGTATTGCAACACCTGCAGAACGTAAACTAATAGCTTCTGCAAACTGTATCTCATCAAACGAGTCACGTGCAGGAGATGTTGTAACTACAACATCATATTCACCAACAGTTATATCGTTAACTATAGCACCACTTGGAGTCATCTGGTTTATAACCATTTCCTCTCTGGGTTTCATAGGATCAGTTTCATCAGTAATCATAAAGATACGTTGTTCAGTATAATACCTTTGTATTAGACCAAGTATTTTTTCAGCTAGATACTGACGTGTCTTACGCAAGTTATCAAGTGGCACCTGTATCATAACTGCGCCACGGTTTTGCTTCGCTTGTATAGCTACACCTGATACTTCTGCAGCATCAGTACCTAACATTGAATCGTTAACACCGCTGATAGCTTTTATATTCTCTTGCGCTTTTAGAGATATACGATCTAAGCCAGTAGGTATTTGATTAGGTTGTATCTTAACTGGAGGTGTAGAACCACGGTTGTATTCAACTACTAATCCAGTTTCTGCACCGTGTTCTTCCATATCATCAGCAGTCATACCTACTAATGAACCTGATTCAACCATCCAACCACTGTTAGCGGTGGTGTTTACTATATGTAATTCTTGCGAAGCAATTTTAT